ATCTACGAGTGCTAGCACTCATTTCAATAATAACTGCAATCGCTTTTATTGCAGTTACGGCACAACAATCTTAAATTTGAATCCATATCACTACCACCCTTAGATTTTGGAATTATATGATCAATGTGCATTTGTCCTTCATCAAGTCCACACAATTGGCACACCTGATCTCTTTGAATGATGCGCTTGCGTATCTCACGCCATCCTTTAGTTGAACCATTACTCCATGCTTTAGACATCAGTAATGTTTGTTAATCTGCCAATAAGCCCAGGCATTACATGGCGTGCCATACCTATGTTTAATATATTTAATGCCTAAATTTATTTGCTCATAAGGATCATTAGTCTTTAGATTAAGCAGCTGTGGAATGCCTTTAGCACTTGATCTTTTATTCTTGGCTTTGTAATTCCATTGACTTTCACGCATCCACAACAACTCTAAACATCTATATTCTTTAGCACTTACAACTAATGAGTGTGCATATAGTTTGTAATGATCAACAGGTGTTTGGGAATAAGTTTTTTCCACGCTGGTCAATTGCAATAGCAATAGACATAGAAATCCCGATAGTAAGCCGCGCGTGGAGATTTTATGCCCTGCATCTCCAGCGGGCATTGGCGATCGTACTGGCTCTGTCAAGTGGCTAAGCATGCGATTCACCAGGCGTGTCGCCTACAAATTCAACACCCAGGTTTCCACACCCAGTGCATTCCAACACTTTTAGCCCAGGTGGGAGTGTGTCACCAACTATTCGCTCCAGCCCCTGGGTTTTGATTTTGCAAACTCGGCAACTAAATGGATGTAGTGGCATAAACGCTCCTTGATAATGTTTCAACTGGTCGCAAATTGATTTGGCTAACCCACCACGATTCAGATTTAGAATGCTTGAACCTGGGTTTTTTAGCTGCTAAAACTGGGATGTAGCCAATGACCCGATACTCAGGTGCAATGCCCACACATAAGATGGCAATGTCATCCTCGCGATCATGGTTTGCCACAATCAAATGACCATCCAGCCACTTAGTCCATTTGACCTCAATGGATGCGCCAATGTCGGCTTCATGTTTGAATGAATTGATAGTCGGCATGAAGTTATGCAGCCCTAATGCCCTTGCAACCGCGATTTCAGCCCCTGTGGCATTTACATGCAATAACATTTCATCAAAGTAGTTGGTGGGTGAGATGCTGGGGAAGCGGTGGGCGTAATTACCCAATTTGGCATTCTCTGCGCGTGCTAAACCAACCCTGGCTGCGATCATTTCCTCAGCCTGGGTCAGTTTTACCTGGATCATCTAGTTAAATGTTTCAAGTAGCAGCGTTGGCAAATGGAGAATCGATCATCAACAATCCTGATCAAATCTCCTTTGTGATGAGCATCAAAACACAAATCACATTGCTGAGCCTGTTTGTCATTTAGCCATTCACCTTCAGCGGTGATGTGGACTGATGCGCCATTGCGTGAGAAACTCATTGCGCCCATCATCAATTCCAAATCGGCTTGCATTGATTGGTTTTTGCCCCACACACATATCCTGAATAAGGCTTGCCAGTTTTGCCCACGCCAGCCTTCTCCAGCATGTAACCATGTGAGCATTGAGGTTTTTCTGAGTGCGTAACACCCTCATAAATCTCTTTTACCATCACATCCATAGCTGCGCCCACTGTTGCAAACTCAGGATCAGGCACAACGCTTAAATTGACCCTGGACATGCGATCAGCAGATTCGCGGGGGATTCCCTCGCTAAATTTGCTTAGCCCACCAGTATGCAATGCACGACCAATTGAACTGGTCGATCCATTTTCTAATGGGAATCGGTTATTGCTGGTGCGTATCTCCTCAGCAAAATCTGTTGCATAAGGCAACATGTCAGTTGTATCGCGATAAAGATCAGTTTGCACGATGTAACGAGTGCCATCCTGATAAACGATTTTTTGGTCAATTCGACCCATTGGGTAACGGATCCAAAACTTCTCAATGCGCTCGGCTACTGTTTCATAGTTTTCAAGCGACATGATTCACCTGGGTTACTATGTTGCGAGATACCTGAATGCCGCGTGCAAAACCGCGGCGCGATCCTTGATGGTCACCATTGCGATAACCAAATTTGTAACCTGCAATAAAAGCGATTGCAGTTATTATTGAAATGAGTGCTAGCACTCGTAGATGTGCCATGTGGGTTCTCCCGATCCACTATGGTCAGATCAGGGGATAAAACCTAAATCTAAGATGATAAATACGCTGGCATTATGTTAAGTTAGGTTTACATAATGTAGATAAGCGGATTATCCCATCATCTCAGTATTTGGGCAAGACCCCTTGTCTGACGATTTATCAAATGCGTATCATTTGATGAGATCAAGGTTAAACCTACCCACTGACACTGGTCAAGGATTGACACACCGCAGACATGATTCAATGGAGATTCATGAACTCATCAGGTCGAATAAGGGCTACTACTGAAGTGAATTTCAAATCCTCAATGCGGGCATTGGTATTTGGTGAGGATGATCGCGTGATTAACCCAGGGGATTTGCTCATTGAAATGTCATCAACCGAACCAGGGGATCGACTAGGCAAAAACATCCGCAAATTTGAGATTTATGTCAATGGCAATCAAATGGCTGGATTGCTAGATCAGGTCAATAGGGCAGCTAATTTATTTGCTTTGAATGACGATTGGTTGAAACTACCTGCAAGTAAACCTGAAAAACCATTAACCGCTGAAGTGTTAATCGCCCAGGATCAAAACCGCCTGGCTACCCATTTGAAACATTTGAAGGGTTATGTGCCAAAACTTGTTTTGTTACCTGTCAGTATCCCTGCCAGCCAGCATGCTGTAAATATCATCCACGCGCTTGGATAAAACCCGCAATTCATCACGCATTGATTTTCCAGAATTTGGTAACAATTCGGTGAGAATTGACTTAGTAACCATTTTCATGACTGAATAGATTGCAGTGAGCAGCGCAATAACGCACCCGATCACCGCAACCCATTCATTTGTTGTCATTATTTGGCATTAACTCCAAATGCTTTATCATCAGGATTGAGCCAGCGAATAACAACTGGTGCAATTGCAGCCACGCCACCCAATGCCATTTGTTTTAATGTGCCACCAGCCATGAAAACGGCTAGGGCAGCGGCTAAGTATGACCGAAGCCAACTTGCCAACAATTCTTTAGCATGTTTCATTTTAACCCACTTTCTTTAGGTTTAGTTTTCCAATTAACTCAGCACATTTGGCTGGATTAAGTGAAATTTCAAAATGCATTTCATCAGGTCGCCTAAACATTCCACCCCAGGTTAATCCATATTTTTTGCATAACGCCTGGATCAAAACTGATTGCATTGGAGTAAATGTGCCAGCATGACCCAGGGGATGTTTTGTTGCATTCAAATCAATTGCAGTGCCACTTGAATGATTGCTTAACTTGTCGCTAGAACCCCTGACATTGCGGAAACAATAACCCCAATCATCCAATGTGCCTTCATCGATTGGCTCAATGTGTTGATGAAATTCAGCTGCAAATGTCACTAATAATGGTGCAACTTTTTCAGCGCACCTTAATTTGATTTTTGTTCCAGGCACCGGAAATGACTTAATGCCAATTGCCGCTTGATCCTGGGATGCTGGCCAACCATTTTGACTAAACAATTTCACACCAGGTCAATGAATTTTCATCCCAATAATAATTTTCAGCTGGTTTTGGGCTTGGCGGTTGCCAATCAAAATTTTCATCTAACGACCAGGATGGATAAGGCTGTGGAGCAATAAATACATCCGCATTTGAATCATATCGATACCCAATTCCTGCATATTGTTTTCGGATTCGATTATTTCGTGATGTTCGGACACATTGCAAACCTCGAAAATTTGAATAAAAAATCTCTGGTGTTAAACCATCAATTAATTCAGTTTCATCAATGCCAGTGATTACATCAACCACAATTTCATTTTCAATAAATGCGTAATGTGCCATTATGCCCAACTCACATTCCCAGTGCCAGCAGTTATTGTGCTGACTTTATCTGATCCATCATTTGCGGTTGATCCTGTTAATCCCGCACCAATTGTGATTGTCAATGTGTTTGGATATCGAAAAACTAAAACACCCGATTGACCCAATGAAACATTACATGCGCCGCCATTACCAGTGTTGGCAGCATTTGCCCATCCGCTACCATTAGCACCAATTGCAGGACTTGAACCATAATATCCTTGACCGCCACCGCCACCTGCTGAATAATATTTCAAACCTACCGCCACATAATTTCCGTATCCATCTCCACCATTACCGCCAACACCTGTTGAATTGTTTGCATTTGTTCCAGCAGATTGTGCGCCACCCCCGCCACCGCCAGGATTGCCGCCGCCTGATCGTGCAATTGAATTTCCACCCGCTTCACCTTGACCTGAAATTCCTGATCCGCCTGACAAATTGACTGCTGTATCTCCACCCGCACCACCGCCTGATCCACCATTTTGGCCAACTGCTGAATATGTGCCACCACCACCCCCATTGCAAGTAATTGAAATCAAATCACCAATCATTGATGTGTTTCCGCCAGTTGAATTATTAGCACCGCCAGCACCAATTGAGCATGCATAAAGTTTCCCCGTGTAAAAAGTTTCACCACCAGTGTTAAATTTGCGGCCACCACCACCGCCACCGCCATGATAGTAAATCGTGCCATTATTTGATCCACCACCGCCTGCAATTGCTGTCCATGCCATTGTAAATGGAGCGGATAAATTACCTGAAATTCCTGATGCAACAATTCCCAATATTGGCATTAGGCAATATCTCCTACCACTAACCAATTATTTGCAGCAATTTTAATTGCAGTAGCAGCTGAATTTGCCACCCTCAATTTTGGTGAATTTGATGTTGCACCTGTTGAAATTATTGTTGTTGTTCCCGATGTTACTGCTGCAATACTAGGCTGACCTGCACCAGTTACCCAAACAAAATTGATGGTTGTGCCCACATCAAAATTAAATGTTGCATCAGTTGGTATTGAAAAAGTTTTAGCAGTTGCAGCATTCATTGAGAATAATTTGCCCTCATCGCCACTTGCAATGGTGTAATTATCTGTTTTGGTAACATATGCAGTGTTTATTGCCAATGTCACTGCACCGCTGGTGCCGCCGCCACTAAGTCCAGCCCCTGCGGTCACGCTTGTAATGTCACCAGGATTTGCAGTCACCCAGGTGAAATCCATGTCAGCATTTGTTGTTTTGCTTAATACTTGACCGCTGGTGCCGCCTAATAAATCTGCCAATGATGTGGCAACTGCTTGACCAAAAACCTCAAAATCAGCTGGTAAGTCAGTTACTAGATCGGTGCTGGTCGGCATTTGCCAACCAAACGGGGTTGTTGGATTGCTCATGTTTTCTCCTTATGCCACTATCGTGGCGTTTTCCCATGTTAGTGTTGATAAAATTGTTTGCCATTGCTCGACAATTGGCACATCATTCCAACGCATTGCCTGGAGTGAATAAGCCAATGGTGAAAGTGTTGGGGTTACTGAAATCTGATTGTAGGCAGCCCTAAATGTCCAGCCCTCAACAAATCCCTGAAATGATCCTGAATTCATGTTAAGTGGCAAATCTGCAATTGATACTGGCATACCCATGAATATGTTGATCAAGTTATCTCGATCTGAATCAGTCAATTCAGGGTTGGTTAATTCATAAGTAATTGAGTTAAAATTTGGCTGGGGATTTGCCCGTAGTGATAAATAAAAGTCTGCCTGATCATTGGCATCTGATGCATTGAATAAAGTTGTGTTGATGATTTGGGCTAGATTTCCATAAACTGCAATTGATTCAGCATCATTGGCACTTACCTCATTGGTCGATAGTGATCCATACTTCAAGGTTAAATTGTTTCGAACATCTCCAGCACGGGTTTGAATTTTGAGTGAGTTTGCCAATGCATCATTTGCACTTAAATCAACATAACCATTTGCAGCCAGGTAATTGGTGCGATGTGTGCTGTCTGCATAACTAATTTGTCCCGCTGGGTTTTCGTACAAATAACCCAATCCTGAAGTTGCCAGGGCTGAAACTAGCTGATAAACATCAATCCGATCTGATGCCCGATTTGCTAACTCATAATTGCCTGGTCGGTCAATCTCGCCTAATCCCGTATTAAATGCATTATTCCATTGAGTAATTGGATTAAAATCTGCCCAGGTTAATGCCGCTGGCACTGCATTCCATTGAGCGAATAACACACCTTGAAGAATCTTGTAAATTTGATCACCATCATGGGCTTTAGTCAAAACACCATTGGTCAATGCTTTTTGTAATCTAGCCAATGCACCCAGGGCAATAATTGAAACTGTTTGTGCGTAGGCAACACCACCTGCATCACTGACTGACACTCCAACATCAACAATTGAGCCACCAAATATTGGAATGAATGTGGCTGTTGAATCCTGCAATTCAACTGTTATTGATTGGTTAATTTGCGCATCAATAGGGGATTGATCCAAATTGATCAATTGAATGTTGATGTAACCCGCCTGGGCTTGCTCATAAATGTTTGATCTACCTGATGTAATGGTTAAATTAGATAAAATTGCATTGGTGTAATCAACGCCATTGATCTTAACTCTCCATACTGGATTCCATTGGCTCATCTGTCATTAATCCTAAAATTAGTTGCCCCACCAGTACCGCGATAAAATGAATCATTGATCGTTTCAGTGATAACTCTTGCAGTCGCTTCAGGATCACCAGCCACGCCAATGTTCACTGTGATTGATCCTGCATACTCTCGACCACGCACATCCGAAGTGCCTAATGTGTTAATCGGTGCGCCAACTTTAGGCATAACCAAAACTGATTGAGGTAATGCCAATGATGATCCCGCGCCACCTGTTACTGGTGTAAATGCTGACCCGCTGGTTGGAGATTGAACTGTTGGAGTTTTGGTTGTTGCAGCACCAGTGGCTTGACCAAATGGTGTGCCTACAAATCCACCCACTCCATTTAGATAAGCAATATCAGCACCAGGTTTGATCAAGTTAATTCCGCGAATAACTGCGTTAATTGAATCAATAATGAAATTGATGATCGGCGTGACGGCACCCAAAATTGTGCCAAATGCACTGATAATTGCTGATGCAACTTTTGCACCAATATCAATCAAGTATCCAAAAATTGTTTTTAGCACTGGGAAAACATAAGTAGTCATCAAATCAATAAACTCTCTGAAATTCTCTTTGTTATCATCAATTGATTTTTTGACGACTTCCCATCCATCCTTGAATTTGTTGATGATAGGCACGCCATACTCAAACAAATATCCAATCATTTTCTCAATGATCGGTAGCAATCTCACACCAATTGCTTCTTTGCCTTCATCAAATGCCTGTTTCAATCGATCAATGCGCCCCTGGAATGTTTCAGCGTTTTTTGATGCTGCTCCACCATAAAGATTTGCCAATGCCACCTGGGTTTGTGTGAAGTCCATTGCCTTCAAATCAGCTGCGGATAATCCAATTCCTAGTTTTGCAAGTTTTGCATCTTGCCCTTCATAGGCTTTTGCCAGGGCTTCGGTGACTGTTGCCAAATCCTTGCCCGAACCCTTAGACACATCTAGTGCCAAATTCATCAGTTTTTGTGATGCGTTCACATCTTTAGTGCTGAGTGACAACCGCTGCATTGATGCGCGCAAATCTGTATCGCTGACACCAGTCGCCAATTGCATCTTTGAAATATATTGTTCGGTGGCTTTGATCTGATCATCAGTTGCACCTGTTGCATTGCGTAGTGCGTTAGCCAATTTGAATTGCGCTTGTTCATCCTCAATGGCGGCTTTTACTCCATCAATTCCAATTTTGACTGCGTAGGCTGCTGCCGCTGCTGCTGCTAATGCAAATGCTGCTCCGACCTTCTTGCCAATGTCGCCCATTTTGTCGCCAAATGATTGAGCATCTTTTTCACCCTGGGCTAAGGATTTTTTGAGTTGATCTACATCAGCGAGGATTGAGAGTTTAAGGGTGCGTGATCCAGTTGCCATCACCACTCCTTAATAATGCGGTCAAATGCGTTTTCCCATTGATCAATGATGTGTGGCTGCTCCTGGCGTAATGTTGGATAAATAAACCAACCTTTTGAACCGCGACCCTGTTTGCCTGACCACACTGGGAATTGCTTGAATTTATTTGAACCAAATTCTGATCCACCCCATAATTGTTGGGTAGTACCACCACCGCTGAATTTTTGTGAAGCAAAACCAATACTCAATTCACCAATTTTTGATGACTTACTGACCCGCGCACCTGAAGCAATAGGGGATGCAACCTTGCGTGAGAATAAATTATCAGCAGCTGAAATGATCTTGCCGCGCAAATAATCAGCCAATGAATTGGATTGTTTTTTTGCTTCGGCAACTGCTTCATCACTCATTGCACCGAATGCTTTGATGATGCCACGCAATTGAGCCTTATCATAGGCAATTGCATCAGTCGCCATTTCTCTCCTTCAAAATCTCTACTGCGGTTAAAATCTGCTCCGCGGTTTGCCATTCACTCATTGGAATTGATGTGGCAACTGCCAACTCAACTAATAAGCGATTTATGCTTCCGCGTTTGAAACTTTTGGGTCATCTACTCCCACCACCACATCAACCACTGATTCACACCAGGCTTCAAATGGTTTGACTGGTTTACCACCAGCATTCCGTTTCATTGCGTGATAAGCCAAAAACATTAAATCAGATATTCCGATTTTGTCCTGGGCTTGGCTAATGATGTTGCCAGTTTTCTGCTCCCAACGCGCCCACTCAGGTGGCTGGGCAGTGTAGGTTTCTGATGACCCATTTCCATATTCAATTGTTATTGGTAATTTCATGCTCCCGATCTCCTTTAATTAGTCGTTTAGTAATGGCGTTGTCACGCAAGTAAATGACAATGAAACTGTTTGTGCATCAGGTGCAGTGCCGCCCGCTGATGGGAAAATTGGTTGAACGCTGAATGTAAACACTGCACCAGTATCAGCAGTTAATGAAACTGCCAATGGTGTTTGTGGTGCGCTTGATGCAGCAGTCCACAATGATTCACATAATCCAGCAGGTGCAACGCCCCAATCAGCCAACATTTCAACTGCGAAAGTGCCTTGCGAATCGGTGGTGTAGTACGCCTTGCCATCTAATGTCTGATAAGTATTGATTGTTGATGCAACTGTCAAAATTGCTGATGTTGCTTGGGCATCATAGTTATCACCATCAATTGTGAATGTGACATCTCTACCCGTGATAATTGTGGTTGGCATTTCTCTCCTTATATGTCTTGGTTGTAATAAGTGCTAACCGATAGATCAGCAATTAAAATTGAGGATGTGTTTACATTTGTAATAGTTGGGCGTTGAACATCTCCGACCACATAACCATCAGGCATTACGCCTAAAATCTGAATTACTAATTTTTCCAAATTATCTAAAGCCCCGGGATTTGAGTTGTAAGCAACGGCAGCGGTAATCACAAAATTGATTTTGACATTAACTGATGATTTGCTAATAAGAGTCGATTCAAGGTAAACCGAATCAGGCACAATTACACATGCAGGTGGGATTATTGCTTCGGGTACAAATGAATAAACTGTTGCACCAATTGATTCCAGGGCAGTGGCTAATTCACCGCGAACTTCAGCTATTGATGCACTCATTGTGCAATTGTTTCTGTATCAATGAATGGTGCTAATAAACCAAATTGGCGATTGATCATTGATCTGCCAGTGCGGTAAATAGTCTGGGCAAAATCTACGCCCTCAATGTTTGATCCAGGTGCAATTATTGCCTGGAATATGTCGGTGCTAAGTCCTAGCAATGCATTTTTGATTGCTGGATTGTTTGCATAAATCTCAGCCGCACTCGACCCATCAAGCACGGCTAGACCAGCGGGGATGACTGGTGTGATTACTGTATTGGCTGCATCTACGCTTGCAGCAAATGCATACACATTAGATGTCCGTGCATCAACTGTGTAAGTTGCATCATAATCACCACAACCAGTCACTACAACTGATTGACCCTGTACAAAAAGATTTGCGCGAGTAGTTATGAAATTGATTTTTTCATCTTTGATTTCATAAGAATCAATTGCTGATGTGTACGCAGTTAATAGTGGCAGCAATACCAATTCAGCACTTGCAATAATTTGATCAAAATATGCATCTGAATAAAGGGAATCAGACACACCTAGCACGGCGCGTAAATCATTTGCATCAATGATTGGCATGTCTGATCCTCTCTGTCTACGGCTGGGCACACTCGGGAGCGAATGCACCCATGATTGTTAAGCCTTGTTAAACTTGTATGCTCCTGCACCAATCTTGGTTGCAGTTGCACCATATCCATAAAGCATTACGCCAATTTGACCATTGTCGATCAAGTTTGTGCGAAGTTGTAAAACTGGTGATTCATACCAGGTGTAGGCATCACGATTGATGACATACATGCAACCATCAACTGATGATGCTGCTGTCAATGCTGTATCAACCCATAGATCAATACCATTGACCGATCCTCTTAGGCTGCGTGGTTGTGCGTTACCAGCTGCATTTTGTGGTTGTAATGCATTGTAAATTGGGCGACCATCAACATTCATGGCCATGATTGTTCCCCACATTCCTGGAGATACAACAATTGCATCAGCGAAGCGGAATGTGTTTGCATAAACACTGACTGCGCCTTTTGATACCCAATCAAGTAATTCGGATGCTGTCATTGTTGCACCAGCAAGTGTGAATGCAGTATTGGTTGCACCAGCCAAAATTTGTGCTGAATTGTACGCATTTGTTGCGCGTGCGTACTGTGAATTTAGATTTGAAAGAATTTCTGTCACAAAGGCTGGAGATGATCTGTCTTGTAATTCTACCGACATGACTTGTGCGCCACTGAATTTTTTGACATCCACCTGGATATATTCGCTCTCCAAATTAACATTTGGTGTTGCAGCATTCTCAGCAGAAACTGCTACTGAAGGCAGCACTGTGATTTTTGGGATTTCAAATGTAAGCCCCGCATCAGGCAATGTGCCTGTTGAGATTGAATCAATAGATGCGCGAACATTGTCGGCAAGTCCATTGACTACCTCAGATAGTTGGCGAGTTGGAATCAAGCCAGGATTATCACCTGTTGAGTTATTTGTTGCAGCAATATATTCGCGTGAATCATGATCACCGCGAGTTGCTTGAATTGAATGATAAAGATAATCCGCGGTTGTTTTGATCGGATTTCTTACACTTGTGTAAACCATTGGCATGTTGCCAGTGGCTTTAACTGATAATGATGCTTCTACTGTTTCAGCAGATGCAGCAGGTGTTTCAACAATAGTGTCTGACACTTTGTTTTCTCCTTCGGTTGGTTTTGTTTGATCTGCTTCCGATTTTGTTTCGGTTTCAGAATCCTCTGTTGCAGCCACGCTGGAAACGCGTGCTGATCTAATTGCTGGCTCGCTGGTTAATGCGACACCAGTTAAATCGCCTGAAATAACTTTCATTGTTCCATCCTTAGCCATTTCATAATCATTCACCGCTAATTCAACGCTGAATCCATCACGCAATCCATCCATTGCTTCAACTAGCGCATCATTACCAGCGGTAGTGTTTGCAATCTTGAATGTTGCATCAATTGACTTGTCACCATTCATTGTCATTGAAAGTGTCTTGCCAATTCTGCGGGTGCGGTCATGCTCTAGATTTAGAAAAACATCTTTAGGCGCAATTGATCCTTTTAGGAATTGCACGCGACCAGTTGATGCATTTGCAGTTTCTCCGAATGCAACAATTCGCCCAGAGATTGTTCTACTCTCTGAATCAGCTGCGGTAATTGTCATTGGTGTTGTCAGTTTCATAGTGCCATATCCTCTTTCTCCATAATCTCATCAGCATCCATCACGCCAATGCGGTTGTATATTTCATAAATCTGCGCACGCTCTAAGGCTGATCCGCGTAAATAATAATCTAAATCAAAACGCGCAACTGTTGATGAGGCTACAAAATCGGGCATGCTCATTCTTTGTTCAATCACATTCATTATTGGCATCAAACTTAGTTGCAATAAAGATTCCTTTTGCGTTGTGGCATTGCTATATGTCATGCTCGATCCTGAAGTTGCATCAACAAAATATGCAGGGATTCCACACGCACGCGCAATTTCAGTTGCAATATATTCGCGGGCTTTTGCCAATTGTAATTTTTCAGGATCAAATCCAACTGATTCCATTGTGACATCAGCATTTAAGAATGCAGTGCTGCGGTTTCTCCTAGCAACGCCCCATTGCTCCAATAGTTTTGCAATTCGATCTGCTGGCAATGCTGATCCATTTGATTTCAAAACCATTGATGGAATTGGCTCATTGGCGTAATTTGCAGCGGCTCGCTCCAGGGCTGCGCCTGTTCTTATTGTGCGCCCAGCGCGATTTAATACGCCTTCATCATTTCCATAAAATACAACTAAACTGCCAATGCCTTCATTCGGGATGTCTTCACCATTTATGGCATAACCTGTTATCTCGCTGGCATTGGCATTAGTTTTAATAGTAACGCGGATTGGGTCAATTCTTTGAACTGATCGAACTCGAAATGTGTCGGCATACAATTCGGTAATTTGTAAATACCCAAATCCATATAGCAAAATGTCGCTAGCTAACCAGGCATAAACGGCTTGACCTGGCACGCGTGGATCAGGAGTGTTAAAACATCTTGGTGCATCTAATCTTTCACCAGTTGATCGATCACGCAAAACCATAGGGATTGAAGCGAGTGATCCGCTAATTATGTTGCGTGCGCGTGCTGCGGTTGGGATGCTCATAAATTCTTGATAAGTTGCGGTGTATTGCGTTGGCATAAATGGATACAACGCATCTATATTGTTTAATGGCGCAAGTGAAGCCCATACATCAACTGTCGGAGCAGCTGAATTTGTCTGTACTGTTCTAAATCGATCAAGTAACGCCATGTCTTAATTTTTTCAGGCAATTATCACTAACCGATTAAGATGTCCACATCCGTGCTTGGGCGTGTCGCAAAATGTGTGACCAATGCTCCAGCCACGGCAGCGCAAATTGCGGATTGTGAAGCCCTACGCCCAAATACAACCCCGCCA